TATAGAAAGGCTTTGCTTTTTTGCATTATATTTTCTATTTTAATTAAATCAGAAAACAAACCTATCACGGTTAAAGATACGAATAAATCTGAAAGCATAAAAAAAATACAGACAAATATTGAAAAAAAGAAAGTAGAAGGTTGGATTGAAAGAACAATTTATTAAAATAAAAATATCTTACAGAAAATAAATTAATTAATGGAACTCTCTATAAAGATGATAAAATGTTAATGAAAGTAACAGTGTCAGGATATTTAAGACGAAAGCCTCATAGTAAAGATGAATATATTTATATTGATAGTTTTCCTTCTACTAGGTGGGTTATTGAAGGAAATAAAAAAATCACATATTATTTAGAATAAAAAAGTGGAATACGCCCATACTTCGCTTAACAGGATTGTATGCGCTTCGCCGCCTTCGGCGGCTCGGGGTTCAGTTGGCTAGGTTATTTGCTTCGCTCATTCCCACGCCTCCTTCACCAACATTGACAGCCCCCGCAACCCTACGGCTTGCTTTATAGGGGGCTGGCAATGTCGCATACAACCGGAACGTTATGCGCCATTCTTAAAAAATTATCTTAGATGACTTGACAAAGAAGTAATTTTAATATATAATCGAATAATGGAGCTTGGAATGGAAGTATTAACAACATTTAATTATGAATATTGGAGGCAAATTCATCTCCATCATTTATCGGACTACAAAAAGAATTTTCTTGGAATAATAGAGAATGGAAAATGGAATACTAGATATTGTAGTCATATATTACCTCCTAAATATAAATTTGAGAATATTATTAATTCAGATTATAAAAATGAAATAATAAAAATTATCAATAATGAAAATATTGAACTTAACGATCACTTTCATCATTTGAATTCATCGCAGGCACTAGGTTTTAATTTTTTTTTTCCTTCTGCGGTCTTATGCCGGCGGCAACGACGCGAAAATTTTAGACAAACATACAACCGAAGAACTTATCAAATTATACCCGGAACTGGCAGGAGAAATTACCGCGTATACCACGACTGTTGACGAAGCGGCGGAAGCGGTGAGGCGTCTTAGTGAAACTGAAATTATTAATGCCGCTAACAAACAGATTGAGAATTTAAGAAAACAGGCAGAAGCGGCGGAAACAGCAGAGGCGGCTTATGAAAGATACAGAGAAGAGGCCCTTAAAAACATCGAGCTTGAAGAAAGAATGGGAAACGCGTTTGGCGCCCAGCAATTCAGGGACGCTATTGAAACATATAAATATGGCTGGGACGAGGCGGTAAGAAAAGCTGAAACTACCCGGGCGCGAATAAATACGGAACTGGCAAAAATAGGCAAAAGGCTAGGGGAAGATTTTGCGATAATAGATATCCCGGTAGCCTTATCGGTTGATTCGAACGGGTTTGACTCTGCGCTAGAAATTGCCTCTGAAGCGAAAAAACGCTGGCAGGAATGGTACGGCGAAATCACCAAGGTTGACCCCGCGCAGTTCGGCGAGTCGGGCGCTAGGGCGGCGGAATTATACCTTGCCGAATTTAGCCGGTCACTGGAAGCGGGAAAAACCGTGTTCGCAGGGTTAGGCGAAGAATTCAATGCCGCCGAAGCGCTGCGCGGCCAGCAGGCGGATATCCAAAAGGCCCTTGTGGAACTTTTTTCTATCAATCCCGCAAACATAAACGCGCAGTTTACTACAATTGACGAATCAATAAAACCGCTCATTGAGGAATATAAACGCCTGGGCGAGGCGGCCAAAACGGCGGAAGACGCTATGAAAGCGGCCGCGGTTCAGAAAGAGTTTGAACAAACCATTGCCGATATAACAAGACGAATAGACGATTTCGGCAAGTCGGAACGGCAGCTGGCCCATGAAGCCGAACTGGCGCGGATTGGGCTTTCCGCGCAGTCTGACCAAGCGCGGGAATTGATGGAAATAATGGATGCGGAAACTGTGACACGCATCCTTTCCGAACTGGACAAAGAGGTGCAGAATCTCAGCAAAGATCAATACGACCTTGCATTGGCAACGCTTACGGCGGCGGGCGCAATGGGTGAAGAAATAGAAAGAGCAGAAAAACTGATACGCCAGCTTAAAGAAGCAAAAAAGGAAACCGAAGACACGCAGGGGGCAATAGAAAGCCTGGGCAAGTCCCTGGTCAACCTTGTATCAAGCGCGGCTTTAAGCGGCATCGAGGAACTGGGCAGGGCTTTCGGGCAGGGCGCGGAAAGTGAAGAAGCGATGCGGAACGCGATGGTAACAATGTCGCAGGAAATCCTCAACGCCTTGCCGAACCTGTTTTTACAGGCTGGGTTACAGCTAATCGCGCGGGGTGAATGGTCGCTCGGCCTCGGGCTTATTGCCGCGGCAGGAGCGTCAGCGTTCATCAAGGGCAATGTTTACGGCAGGATAGAAGCGGAACAAGCTGCACAGGCGAACGCCCACGGGAATATTTTTGAAGCTTCAGGCATTCAGGCTTTCGCGCGCGGAGGGCTTTCACAAATCAAGTTGTGCAAAACCCGACACTTTTCAAGTTCGCGCGGGGAACCGGCCTCATGGGCGAAGCAGGGCCGGAAGCAATTGTGCCCCTGACCCGTATGCCCAACGGTGACCTCGGCGTCCAGACCGCAAACGGCGGCGCGGTGCAGGTAACGGTTAATATTATAAATAATTCTAGCGCTGAAGTACGGCAGGAAGAAACAGAAAATGCAGATGGAAGCAGGCAAATTGACGTGGTTATCGGCGAAGCGGTAAATAAGCATTTTGCTTCCGGTAAAGCGGATCGCGTTATGGGTGGGCGTTATAATTTAAGAGCGGTGGGGGTTTAACACAGATGGCAGATATTACATGGCCTGAATTATTGCCGCCAGCCTTGCTTATAAACGGCTTATCCAAACAGCCGCAGAACAACGTTGTCCGCACATCAATGGACGCCGGTCCGAAAAAAGCGCGAAGGCGCTACACAGCAAAGGCGGTCAAATACTCCGGCAAACAGATATTTGACGTGGCAGAACTTGCAGTTTTTGAACAATTCTACCACAATGCCCTCGCCGACGGAGTGCTGCGCTTTAATTTTAAGGACCCGGTTACCCTTGAGGCTGCGGAGTTCCGTTTTACCGCGGACTACACAGTTAGCGCGGTTGAGGGACTCTTTGAAGTCTCCATGCAGATGGAGCGCCTGTGAGCCGTTTGTCCCAAGAAGCGTCCGCAGCGGTTCTCTCTCCCGAAACTGAAAAAGTTTTTCTCCACCTTCTCACCATCGAGGTTTCCAGCGGCGCGGTACTGCGCTTTGTTGATAACAACCAGAATATCACCTCACGCGGCAATGAGTTTACCGCCGCCGGGTTTACGGTCATCCTGCCGGAACAGACTGACAACGCGCCCCGTCCGTGCCGCCTCGCCATCGACAATACTGATTTGTCAATTTTCCAGACCATCAAGCAGGCGGTTGGCAGGGACGTTACCGCCACGGTCTGTGTTGTCATGGCAGACACGCCTGACGTGTACGAGCGCGGGCCGCTCAAGTACCGCCTGCGGAACGTGCGAGCAAGCAAGGAGGCCATCGAAGGCGAAGTGTACGACTTCTATCTTGCCGACCGCAAGTTTCCAAAAGACACGTACACGCCTGAAGATTTTGAGGGGATGTTTTTCTAATGTACGGATGGGTGAAAAAATATATCGGCATACCCTTTGTTTCCAACGGCAGATTGATGAACGGCTGCGACTGCTACGGCCTGGTGCGCCTTGTTTTGCGTAACGAGTACGGCGTTGGCTTGCCGGAACTGTCGGACAATTACGCCGACGCGCTCAATGTAAACGAAACATCGCGGCTGTTTGCCGAACACCGTCCGGTACTCGCCGCCGAAAAAATATCCGCGCCGGAAGAAATGGCGGTTGTAGTTATAAACGAACACGGCGTTGCCGCCCATATCGGCATCGTTGCAGGCGGCGGGTAGGTCCTGCACACCGGAATTAAAACCGGCAGCGTCTGCCAGCGGGAAACGCATCCGGGCCTGCGCGGGCGAATAGAGGGGTACTACCGTGTCTGTTAAAATTATCGCTGAAATTAATCCGTTCAGCAGAAAACGCATAAAACTCACCGTAGAAGCAAAGCCGGTCAGTGAAATTATTACACAGCTTAACACAGGATTTCCGCTCTCACAGGCGCGTGTGTCCCGTAACGGCGAAATCGTTACTGACTTTTCTGTAACGGCAAAAGAGGGCGATACCCTTTGGGTTAAGTTTGTGCCTTACGGCACTACCGAGGAAGCCGGGGTAGGAATGAAAATCGGCGGCTGGGCTCTGGTGGCTGTCGGTGCCGTACTCGCGCTGACAGGGCTCGGCTCGGCGATAGGGGTGGCGTTGATTGGCTCCGGCATCGGCTTAATCGCCGGCGGCACAGTCCTTTTGTATACCAATATCCCGCCGATAAAAGATACTAAAAAGCCGGAAAACGATCCGTCAATACGCGGCGGCAAAAACCAGCCGCGTCCGCATGGCAGGATACCTGTTTTATTCGGGCGGCATCGCCTCTATCCCGACCTTGCCGCCAATCCCCATACGCAAATTATCGACGGCAAACAGTATTACACCCAGCTTTTTTGCGCAGGCTACAGAGACTGTGTTATTGATCTAAACAGCATCAAGTTAGGTGAAACATCTATTGTTGATTTGTCCCAAACAAAGAGCATGTCTCAAATTCTTTCAGGCGCGGATCCTATTATAAGCATGGAGATTCTGCAAAACGGCGAAACGTCGCATCTTTACCCCCACTGCGTGCACGAAGACGCAATTAACGCCCCTTTGCAGAATCAAATTGACGGCGGCAACGGCGGTAAAATACCCGGAGAAATAGCCCGTACCACGCCCGACAATACTGACACAATTAACGTCGATATCTTTTTCTACAACGGGCTTGGCAGATATAACGACGACGGCGGCCTTGGGCCTGCATCAGTGGAAGTGAAGGCGTGGTATAAAAAGGACAGCGACCACAATTATACGCTTCTTGGGTATTTTAACAGCGGGAGCAATACCATTTCAAGGTCGGAGCTTAAGACCAAGCGTTTTCAGATAACAAAATCAGGCCTTGCTCCCGGACAATACAATGTCAAAATTGAACGAGTAACCGCCGATCAAACAGACAGCAAGGTAATAGATACAGTTCACGTCGGTTCAATTCGCTCTATAAAATCAAAACGCCTCACCGACGGTGAATGGAAACCAGTGCGCCCAATCAGCGCCGAACGGCAAAAAGACCTGGCCGTTATCGCGCTGCGAGTCATGGCCACAGGGCAGTTAAACGGTATTATTGACAGCTTCAATTTTGTCGCAACTTCAAAACTGCCTGTCTATTCCGGCAACGGTTCGGGCGCGCTGTACTGGCTTAATGCCGCCGAGACCTGCAATCCTGCCGCAATGCTTTTGTATGCTTTGTGGGGCAGAGCCGCCCAACAGCAGGTTGATCCTGACGACATTGATTGGTTATCTTTTGAAGCGTTCTACGAGTGGTGCGAAGAACACAATTATGCGTGTAACGCATACTTTTCGGAATCCGTCACCATCGCCGAGCTTATGCGGATGATAGGCAATACCGCCAGAGCTGATATTTTGCGCATTGATTCAAAAATCTCTGTAGTGCAGGACATTGAGCGGCCGTCACACATACAGCTATTCACTCCAAAAAATACCAAGAGTTACAGCGTTATCATGTTTCGCGCCGATGTACCGGATTCAATCGCACTGCGTTACATTGACAAAGATTCCGGTTACGCGCAAAACGAGGTAGAAGTTTTTAATACATCGGACGGTAACCGTGCGGAAGAACCGGATACTGTACAAAAAATTGATCTTTGGGGTATTACCGATTCCGTTTATAAATGTAAACTAATTGTCTCTTATGCCGTCCTTTTCCACATATAACAGGTAATGTAAGGCTGCAGGTTGTTATGCGTTTTCCGAGCCTATCAGAAATTTTGTATAAATGACAAAATATCATAAGAACGGAACCCGTTCTTTTCCGAACTCAATGGCGAACTGGTTTAAAGCCTGCCCCCATTCCCTAATCGGCATCGTCCACTT